CATATCGCTTGGCGGGGTGGTCTTTCCCTCGCAGTGTATGACCATCGCGGGAGAGAAACTGTGCCCATTGAATAGCTTCGTGATAGGTCATCACCCGCTCGGACACATGCCCACCAGACAAGTCACGGATACGGACCCGCCCGTGGCACAGCTTATCAACCGTGGCACCTTTCCATTGCAGACGGATACGACGGATCGCTTCGTCCAGAGTGAGCTTTTCAGGATTTCGATTCATGGGATTCAGATTCGTGGGAAATTGGTTTCTTTTGCAACCGGTTGCATTTAGAAGGTATGAGTCAGAGCGGGATAGCGTTCCTGCGGAATGTATCAAGGAAGCTCTTGAAACCCTCACAAGCCTCCGTGCCTTTGATGAACCAAAGCATCTCGATCATAATCATTTCCTGATTCGTGTGGTCAGTTTGGAAGTTGGTGGGCTTACACAACTGATAGGAAGCTCCGTGGTCGATGTGGTTGACTGTGACGTGGCTGAGGTCTCCACTGTTCATAATAGCCGCTTGCTGCGTGAAGTCCTTCACAGCCTCTTGAGGAATGCGGTAGAACTTTGTCTGCTGAACCAGTTCGGGGCAGATTGCTTTTGATCGCGGAACTTTGCTATCGAGGCGGGACTGTGCCTGTGCTTGCTTTTGAAGTGCTGCTTCTCTGAGGATGTTTACAAGTGTGCTCATGGTGTTGTTTCTCTGTTGCGCTTACATACTACACGCACCAGCGTTAGACACAACCTCTCTTTTCCTCTATTTCGTGAACGCCGTCACCAGACAACGAAAATCCCTGCAACATCGGGGAGCATTTTTGCAACCGGTTGCAAGGCAACTTTGTGTGGGGTGAACTTTGACATTTGAACTATCATTTCCCTTATCTGAACTCCTAATATGACAGGTAGTGCCGCTTCGCCTCTGGCTAGAACGGACGACTTTGAACCACTTTCAGAGCTAAGATTCAAGATTTGGTCATTCTCCAGTCTCGATTCTAGCTTGTCTCGACGCTTTGAAACCTGGTCAGGTGCTCTCGACATGGTAAATATACCTGATTTGCAACCGGTTGCAACATGAATTTTCATCTTTTTTCATCCATGAACATTGTTTAACTATGCGTGGACAGAGATTGCCAGCCTGATATAGCCTTATAGGGAATAAATGTCAGGATTTAGGTGGGCTGTTTCTGGACTGGAGTGTATATTTTGGACTAAAGGGTATATTTTGGAATAATTCGTTCAATAGGAGATATGTGTGTGAATAGGTAGTTTTGTAGTTGTCTGTGTATATTGGTTATATGTGTATTTGTGCTTATATGGTGTATGGTCTTCCCCGGCCTGTGTTTGGAATATCTGTTATCTGAGTGTGTATAGGGGAGTGTATAGGGAGTGTTGGCTTATGTATGCTTACGCTATTAGTGGTATATGGTTCCCGGCCTTTCCCCCCGCCTTGGCTCCTTTTTATAGGACAACAGATTGTTTCTCCCTTTACGGTAAGAGTTATGAAAATGGGTTGTTGGTGGGGTGCTTGGTGTGGTAGTTTGCAACCGGTTGCAAGCGTATATGCGAAATGCCCATCCCCTGCATGTAACAAGGAATGGGCATTCTAAATGGCGAATGGTGCGGTAGTTTTACCCCGCCCTACTTTTTGAGTTCTGGCAGGAAATACTGCAAGCAGGAGAAATCCTCTTCTGCCAAGACAGCTTGGAGCAGACCTTTCATCCAAAGAACGGAGACTCGGCAGTAACCGTATTGGTTGTCGTTCTGCATTTCCCGCACGTTCCTGAACACGGACTCCATGAGTTCTGTGTATAGGGGAGGCACTGGAATGTTCTTCTTGAACTTCGCCAGCTTCCCCGCCTCGACATATTTCTCTCGGAAGAATGCTGCATCAAACCCCCGCGCTTTGATAGCCAGCGTGGCTGGGTCTTCGCTTGCAAGTTGAAGGTTGAGCAGCTTGTCATCTGGCTGCGTTTCCAAGTAGGCAATCACTTCCTCGAATGTTACCGCATCAACCATCTTCGGCAAATGTGCCAGACGTTCGTCCCACGGGAGATAATGCCACAGGTAGTTGTATCGGCATTCAGGTTTTGAGATTGTTTCCAGCAGAACCTTTCTGGCTTCTGCAAAATCCTTTCCTTGAACCTGATATGCGACGAACACCCACTTGTCAGGAAGGCATCGGCTTTGCTCCCACTCGGGGCTTGACCAAATATCAGCGTGGTTCAGCCGTTGGTCTTTGTCGAAGATGGCGATGAGGTAAGCATTCATTTCAGCAGACCAATGACGGGGTTGGTTGGATCGGTCTTTTCGAGACGGAGGCGAACCTTCTCTTTGACTTCTTCCAGCACTGCCAGCTTGTCGATGCTGTCAGCAGGCTTGTCCCAAGGACAATCCTTCATGGATGCGATCACGGGATCGTAGTGCTCTGGCTTGACCAGAAATGCTTTGAGTTCGTGTGTGATGTAGGCTTTGAGCTTCATGCGAGTTCGTGTGTTGATGGATACATGACTTGATGGATTGCCTCCCCCGCCACTTGCAGAATAGCGCGTTCGATCAAACGCTCGCGGTCCTCGCGTGCGTTGACATCCCACGCTCCGTGGGTGTGAAAGAGAGCTTCTCCGATGTGGGGAATCGCCCCTCTGAAAGCACCAATATGGATACGACCCTTATTGATGCTGATAAAGAAACCGTCGTAGCCTTCCACCAGTTTGTAGGCAAGGAAGTTCTCCTTGGTGGAATGAATTTGGTCAAGTTTCCACGTTCCGCGAGCGGAGGTGGTTTCGGCAATCCAGCGTTGGTATTCGTCTTTAGTCATGGCGTTGTTTTCTGTTGCGCCATCACACTACGCCGCTTTTAACTCGACACCAGCACTATTTTCTGGCAACTCAAGCGGGTGGGGCTGGTTCCACTGCTTGCTGAGCTTATGACAGAGTAGAGCATATCTGTCAGCGTATGGGATTGTTTGCACTACGGTCATAGCCCCTCGATACATCCACATAGGGAGGGCTTTCGCCGGACACGGTTCTATGTAAGGTATGGCGCTCATTGCAACCGGTTGCAAATTCAGGTGTAATGCACTGCACTCATGGCAATGTATTTCGTGGTTGTTGGGGGTGTGCCTGAATGTGGAAACATCCAGAACGGAGGGAAGATTGCCACACGCCCTTTCTTTGGCTGGACTCTCACCCCGCCGTGAGGAAAGAACGTATCCCCGTCGTTGTCGTTCAGATACACAATAAAGATCAATGCTCGACGTGCGGAAGCGTGATCGTTGACATCGACGTGCATCTTGAATTCCCCGCCGGGAGTGTATCGCTTGATGCGAACATCCTCGAAGTGCGTGAGCGGGAGCGGGTTGCCGTAAAATCCGACATCCTGCATGTAAAGATCAATGAGCGGAATCACACGCTGCACCAGATCAACGCCGGGGGTGATGTCATCCCCCGCCATCAAGTTGACCTGATGAAACTTGTAGCCGGGTGTGTCGTGAACCTCGGGTGTTCTCGACTCAAACAACTCGATAAGAGAGTCGCAGACATCGCCGGGAACGATGTCGTCGTAAACGCGAATGAAATCTGAAATGTTCATGGGAGGATTGGCCAAGGTGCTCTGGTATTGAGTTTGTTGCTTCCACCGTCTTTCTGTGACAGCCACACCTGTCTGAATGACTCTTTGGACGGAACACCAAGCCCGAATGGGCCGGAAGTGAAAAGGTCGTCATCCGTGACAGCTCGGCCAAGTTCCTTTCGCATGACAGCAAGCAGGTAAGCCCACATGACACAGATGCCGGGATTATCAGCCAGCGCACAGCAGATAGAGATACAGCGGTGCGTTGCCACTTTGACATCTGGATAGATAGCTTTCAGTCTTCCAGTGATGATCTTAAACGAGACCAACCCATCGAGAATCTGCTCGATGGAGCCATCGGGCAAATCTTGCCCTGCCTCGTTCTTGGTAATCATCATCAGAGTCAAGAACGCTTCGGTTTCCTCGCGTGTCATTTGGCGAGTCGGTAAGTTTCGGAGATCGAGAATCATAGCGATAGAGCGAGAACGAGTGCGAAGTAAAGAGCGACACCAGCGGTCACAGTGAACAAGACAATCCAAATGGCATTCAGGAGCCAGTAGATTGCCATTTGCCACCAGTAGGCAACTTCCTTCGTCAGCAGCCAAGTGTTGTTGGCAAACTGTGTCTTGAAGCGCACGCCGAAGAGAATCTTCGAGTAGCGAGCCTTTTGGGTTTTTGTGAACATGCACCGAATCAGTGCAGGGGTGATAAGCAGCGGGTCAGGCTGTTCCGTCAGGGGTGGCATGGTTGTTGTCATGTTTCGTGGTCTTTGAATCCTTGGTCGATCTGTTGCTTGATGCCTTGGAGTGAAAAGTCTGTGTAATACTGAATGTGCGGGGTGTCTTCCCTGAATGCTGTCCAGTTGTCCAGCCCCGGACGATGAATCGTCTCCACAATGTAATACGTCCGATACTCGAACACAATTTCACCGTCTTGCAGGTTGACATCCCGCTTCACATAGTCGGGAATCAATCTGTTGTCAGTGATGTGGTTCAGTTCGTGCATATAGTAAGTTACACCATTTCAAGCGAGATACAACCTATTCTTCAACAATCTTCGGAATTGATTCAGGGCAGTTTTTGACTACCCACGACATGATTTGTTCTTCGGCTTTAGCCAAATCAATCTCGAACACTTGGGGTTTAATAGGTCCGACCCCGCGTGCCTTTAGAATCTTGAACTGCACCCGACGAGGTGCCCGTCTTTCTACTGATTCGATAATCGTTCCGTGATTCAGGTAGATTCTGCCTGTTTGCGATCCATGCAGACTCATACCTCCGAAATTATCCATCTTTGATCGCTTCGCATTGGGGGCAGGCCCCATCATAAAAGCGATGTTATGCTGCTTGGCTAAGTGCCTCAACTTGGCAACAAGCCGAATGACTTGCATTACCTCATGGCGGTGCTCGGTAAGTAAAAGTGGTTTATCCATGCAGTGTTTCGATTTGTTCTCGCAGTTTGAAGTATTTCTCAGTAAACTCAGGGTCTTTAGGATCAAACCCCAAGCTGTTGATAGAGCAGACATGCAGGGTGCAGAGTGGGCGCATGTGCGGAGCAAGTTTGCAACCAGTTGCACTCATCCAAGGCAATTTCCCTGCCTCCTTTTTTGGCAGGTCATAAGCCTGCTGATTTGAATACTGCTCTGCGATCTCACAATACATAGGATCGCAGCACGACATCGGAACAGGACATGCTTTGCACTTAGGCAAAGTCAGTTCTGCCATTTCTTGAAACAGTTGTTTAAGCTCGCTCACGGATGACTTTTGTTGGGTTGAATCCTTTGTCAATGAGTTTCCCCACTTCAAGGTCGCAGACAGTATCAAAGCTGACACCCGGCTTCCACTTAATCATAGTGACCAGCGTCCACTTTTCGGCACCTTCTTCGCGTGCGTAGTATTGGATGGCCACTTGGTTACAGGTGAACTTGACCTCGATATTCTTTGGTGTCGGAGTGCTCATGCTGCGAGTTCCTCCCATCCTTGACCTTTGCACAGAAACTCTTTGCGAACCCCGTCTTTGATAACCACCACGCTATCTCCCACGGACAGGCAACGCGGGCGAATACCTTCTGCTCGAAACTTGCGCTCAATCTCACGTTGAGCAGCGTTCAGAATCTCGGAGGGTGCGTTGGTGATATGAAAAGCCAGTTCTGCGGCTTCTTCTCCCTCGGCTTCGCACTCGTAAGCGAATGAGAATTTGCGGAGGACTTGAGTATCGTCTCGAAAGACTGGCTCAATAGCGAGGTGGAGTTCAATGGTTGACATAGTAGGCGTGTGTTAGAATGCGAATGCCATGCTGAATCCCGCAGGCGAGGGTTGAAGGGCTTTGTGGGTTCCGTTGCGGATAGAGAGTTCTTCCTCGGCTTCTTCCCGCTCACGCCGGTCATCTTCGAGATACTGATCCAGAGAAGCCTGAACCTGTGCTTTAGTGAGGAAGAAACGAGGGCGGACACCCTCGCGGTCCTTGAAAACGTCCGAGAAGTAGGACCAGAGTTCGATGTCTTCCTCGGAGCAGTGGAGTGGTTTGTTCATGTCCATGCTGTATCTTATCCACTACTAGGGTTGGCGCTACATCTTTTTTGTGATTGCAACCGGTTGCAAAATCAGTTGCTCCATGATGGTTTCTCTCGCTTCTCAAACGCGACACGCTGCTTTTTGGTCATCCACTTGGTTCGGCAGTGACAGTGAATACAGGTATAGGCGCTCTCTTTCTTGGCGAGCTTTCCGTTGTGCTTCCAGAACCACATTCGACTCTCATACGCAGGACGATACTTGTGCTTGCCGAAGATGCAGCAAATCAGACGCCAGCACTTCCATGACAAATGTCGATTTAGGCTAATCATAATGGGTAGTGCTCGAATTTGATTGTGCGGTCCACTTTAGCCTGAATGTCGGTAAATTTTTGCGCCATTGTGACGTAACCGTCAGCTTGGTTCAAAAACACTTGCAGGCGCTCATTCAGTAACTCAATGACAGTGTTGCAATCACCCTCGACACTCATGTTGTTCGACGAGGTGAATCGCACCTGTGCCAGTGCTGCGACAGTTTGGGTAACGTCCTCGATGAACTCCCCGACTACTCGATAGACACGGTATCGTCTGAACCTTCCGCAGTCGCTCAGAGTGTTGAACAAGAATCCGAGCTTGTGGCACCCATCAACGAGCTTCCGCATTCGCTGAATATCGGTCGGAGACAGCTTGAGTGGGTCTTTTTTCATTCGGTTGCCTGTTTGAGTTGCCGTGCGTAGTCGATCAGGGTGTTGAGCATACCAGCACCAATGCCGGGATGATAGTCCCGCGTGGCTGGAGACAGCCCGGTAATGTTCTTGATTAGCCCATTGAAAATAGCGACGTTGAATTTGCCGCTAATGATAACAGGGCCAGCGTTAGCCTCCTTCTCTTTGACGATCCCTTTGTGGACGACAGCCATATCGCCATTCCGCTGCAAGAACAAGAGTTCATCCTCGTTGAACGGATTAACCCCCACGACCCACCCATGAACACTCACGCCCTTGTCGTAGGCGTAAGTGTGGGTGGTTTTTGGCACGGTGCCTGTTGGCAGGTCGATGAGCTTCATGGCGTTGTGGACATTTTGCGCTTCATCGCCTTGAGAATCTCTTTCTCGCTGGCGCTGGCGCTGTTGGAGGTAATGATAATACCGTCAGGCCCAAGAACCCCACGAACAACTGGAATAGTCGAACCGCGTGCCTTGAGCATCACTGAGAGTTCGCCATTGAGAACATGCCGCTTGAGAGAGGCAACTTCGACTGTGCTGAGTTTGATAGTCATGCTTTTTGGATGTCGAAGAGTTTCTTGAAGCCGGAGGATGCCATGATGTCAAGGCGGGCGCGATCACGATTATCGCTCATCCGATTGCCAGCCTCGCCTTGAAGTTTGTGCCACGCGGCAATCAGTTCCGGGGTGGCAGTTCTGGTGTCCATGCGGATACCATTTATGCTGACGAAGATGCAAGGGGTCCACCCGTCCAGCCCTCTTGTGAGTTCAACGTCAAGGTCATCGACCTTTCCGGTGATACTGTTCGCCGTGCAACTGGTTGCAATTATTGTTTCGAGCTTGATCGTTCTCATGTTGTTTGTTGCTTTGTTGATGTCGAAGTGTCCTTCAACGCAATCAATTTAATTCAACTATCCGTTGGCACCAGCCATATTGTGTGGTTAGTTAAACTATTTTATTTGATTGTTGAACTATTTCAAATCTCTCTGGCGACAAACACCCTTGGCGCTTCTCCCGAGGTCGTAGAACGATCTGTATAGAGCTTCACGCACTTATTGACCCAATACATCAGATCGTCGTAGTTGCCGTTGATGCTGACAGTTCCTTCATCGGTGAGCTTCTTGCCGTTCATCTTGGCGACAAGCCAAGTAATGTTTTCGACAACTTTCTCACCCTCGCCACCTATCGGATCAGCTACTCGGGTGAAGTAATACCGTCGAACATAAGTGGACCTGCCAGTCACGCGCACTTGTCGAACAAAGAGTTGGTTGCCAGTTTCGCGCAGCAATGACTTAACCGCGCTGATTTGGTCGTCTGATAGGATGTCTGCTTTCATGCTGATAATGCGTCTATTGCTGAGTAGAGCCAGCTACGGGTTGTCCACGCCCATTGCTTGAATACGTTGCTGCTTGAAATAGTAAGCAACTCTTCGAGTGTGAACGCATCGCTGGGGCCTCTCGGCTCTGTTGTAGAAGCCTCAGCAAAAATGGCTTGGTTAAACTCCCGCTCGGTCATATCATCAAGCTGGAGTGTTGTTGCAATCTGTCGGCACGCGGCAATCATACCACTTCAAAGCTGACAACTTGACTTGTGAATTCAACGCCATCCTCGCCACAAGTATTGAGGAGTCCGTTGCCAACATGAACCGCAGCATTGCGAGTAATGTATCCGCGCCTGAATGCTGTCTGCCCGTTGTAAAGGGTGAGCTTCAAGTCGAACTTGAGGCCGTATGCGGGAAGGGTCGATTGAAGATCGGAGGCCAACGCCTGATCCATCTTGCGCCCAAAGATAGATGCTCTGTCAGTTGTCCAGTTGACGAATTCGTCAAGTAGATTGCTGAGTTGTTTGATTTGTTCAGGGGACATGTTATTCGTTGCTTTGGTTTTGATTTGCAACTGGTTGCAAATCTTTCTCTATACTACCAGCACCGGGGTCTGACACCACAACAAGTTCAACTTTTTCATGGCATGGTATATGCGTGCTTCTCTGTTGCCGTTCTGCCGTTGCCTTGCCAGTTCAATGATTGCTGTTTCCTTGCGTTTCCTTACGTTTTGGGGCCTCGCAACCGGGGGCCTAGTATCCCCACACGGGCCAGCCTGACGACGCGCCAAATCGCCTGCAAATGCGTAGAGCATACAAACAAAAAGGGTGAGCCTTTCGGCCCACCCTCTTCGGTGTTGATGTTTTGGAGGTTAGAGATCGGCGTCATCGCCCACCAGAACCAACTCACGCTTTTGAACTTTCGGCTCAGGAGCAGTGATGTGCTCCATTGCCACTGTTGCCCCGACAAGCAGGGCGTCAGTGATTTGACTGATCGCACCTTCGGGCAGGTTCAGTTTTGCGGCGAGTTCGGTAGCTTGCGCTTTGAGTTTGTCATGCAGTTTCATGGTCGGATTACCTCCTTGGTTTAAGTTACGAGAAGAAAGAAAATCGTCAAAGACTTTTTTCAGATTTTTATTTGAATTTAACGGCCTTGGCCTTCAACGTCATCAATCAGGATAATGATTGGATTCATATTCTGAAGAACGTCTGTTTTCTTGAGTGCTTCCAGCACTGAGGTAAGTCGAGCTGCTCTCTGATTTTTGTAAAAGGAAGAATCGTAATGGGCCTGCTCAGACTCGATTTCCTTTCCTTTACCTCTGTCCTTTTCGGCAAGAAGAAGCCTTGCAGATTTGACATCAGCCCATACGAATGTCGGAGCACCATTGGCCCAATTCGTCGCAGCGAACCAGACTTTTCCTGCGGTGTCTCTGCCGACTGCCGCGAGTGAGAATCCTCCACCCTCGTATTCGAGTTCGTAGAGTCCGTTTTTGAGATTGCTAGGGTCCATTGTATATGAGTTTGATAGGGTTGGTTGATTAGGCGTTTTGCTTCTTGTCCTTGCGCTCGTCTGGCATGTGGGTTACTTCTACCAAAGTATGTTTAGCTCTGGTGATGGCCACATAAATAAGGTGATTTTCCTGATCCTTTTCCCACTGCTGCTTGGCCCAAGGAGAAGGCATGTAATCTTGGCGACCGAGAAGGAACACTCGATCCCATTCCCGACCCTTGCTTTTGTGAACGGAAGAGAGCACCAGAAGGTCTTTGCGAGTCTTCGGGTCTTTCGCATCCGAGAACATGTCGTAGATGATCTTCTTGAGTCCCTCGATAGTTGGTGCGACTTGCTCCGCACGCTCGATCAGGCACATAAGCGTATCGCACTTATCGTTGATCGTTTCGATCTTGGCAGCTTGATTCTTTTGCTGTGCTTTCTCGACTTCACGTTCACGGAAGTCATCCAGCTTGCGACGAAGCTCGGGCAGATTCCTGACTTTCCAGCGATTGACCAGAGCCACCAAAGAATACCCGATGTCCCGTCCTTCGATTCGACACCCGATGCCTTTGCGAATGAGCGAGAATGCAGTGGCCGCGAGTGGTGCATTCTTACGGCAGAGAATCGCATCGAACTTGCTGAGTCCGAGCTTCTCAGGCTCCTTGATGAAGTCCTCGTATTTCATGCTGGACACTTCACCCTCGCCAGCCGTAGGTGAACACTCGATATGTGACACCCACTTTTGAGCGTGCTCGATGATAGCTCGGTCACACCGGTAGCAGATAGAGAGCGGAAGCTCCAGAGAGTGAAACTCGTCGCGGATGATCTTCATGGCGTCATTGTCGGCACCAGTAAAGCCCATGATGGCCTGACACTCATCACCAACGTCCACCAGACACCCACCGAAGCCAATGCAGCGGCGGAACAGTTCACGACGGACAGGATTCGTGTCTTGCGACTCATCCACAAAGACATAATCGAACTGCTCGAACGGGCAGTTAAACAGGAGGGCCTGATAGATCATGTCCGAGAAGTCGATAACGTCTTGGATAGCGTTCGACCGCTTGAGGAATTCAATCGACTTGTCGATAATGAACGAGATCGTGTCTTCGTTGGTATCGTCGTCACCCTCGTCATCGAACGAGATTTCTTCACCGAAGCTCATGCCGTGGTGGTCAATGATAGCCTGCCATTGGCTGCGGTCATCAATCTTGCAGAAGATACCGATACCGCGATCCTTTGCGAACTTGACCAGCTTCTCGATCCCGCCAGCATAGGCAGCTTGCGGATCGTCCTCTTCCAGAGTGTTCGTCCACTCTTCGACGATATTGGCGACCTTGCGACCCTCGACTTTCACCTTGCGCCGGACTCGACGGATTGCCGCGAACCCAAGGGCGTGAGCAGTCTCCACCCGAACTCGATCACCGAGACCCGCATTGATAATCTTTTGCCTGAACTCTTCCGTCGTGTCCTTGGTGAACATCGAGTAGAGCACCGTTGCCATTTCCGCCACCGCGATTCGGATACCTTCGAGGCAGCAGGTTGACTTACCACTTCCAGCCACCGCACCCACTTGAAGGTTGCGGCGGAGTTTACCCTCACGATGGAGAGCTTCGTTGTCTTTGATGGCTTTGAAGAAAGCCGTTTGGTATTTGGACCAGATCATGTGTTTGATGCGTTTGTTGTTTGCGGAACGCTTTGCTTCGCGTTCATGCTGTCATCATATACACGCGCAGTTCTGGCACCAATACTTTTTCAGCCTAAATCAAGACCAAGCGGATTGCCGAAAGTGCTCTTAATGACTTTCAGTTCCTCGATAAGAATCTCAGCCTTTTGAGTTGGCTTGCACCAAGTATGATGATCGCATTCGCCTTCCTTATAGGAGACGTATGGCTGATGAACCCTCTTTTGGTGTTGCTTGGAGAGAATGTCGATAGCTGCTTCAATCGCACCAACGTCTTGAGTCTTGCACCCGCGCATGATAAGACCCATCAGGGGTTCACCGATTCTTGACGGGAGGTGTGGCTCGAACAGTTGTCCGTAGCCACCAGTAAGTGATTGTGGATATTGGTAAGTTTTCATGGTTTGCAACCGGTTGCAAGAAAACGGGGACTGCCAGTTAAGACAGTCCCCGCTGGTTCAGGTTGTGGGGTTGGGATTATTCGCCGGAATCGTCGTCGTCACCGGAATCGTCGTCACCGCCGTCGGTATCGTCGATGTTCGCCGGATTGAGGTCGATGTCCATGACCTCGGCATCAGACGGGGCACCGGGAGTGGCAGGAGTCTCAGCCTTCGGCTTGGCAGCTTTGGGCTTGAGTTCGACCGGGACCACACCGGCAGCGAAGGCCGAGACACCGACTTCGTGGGTGCGGAGCTTGGCGACAGCCGCCGTGGCGAGCTTGCCTTCCTTGGCGTCGGTCTTCCAGCCGGTAGCGACCACCAGACCGCCCAAGGCACGCTTGAGGTCGGCGCGAACCGTGTTGATCGTGTTGACCAGCGACTTGTCGGAACCGGCGTGCATCGGACGAGCGGCAGCGAAGATCGTGTCCTTCGTTTGGCCGGGAGTCATCAGCAGGCGCTTGATGAGACCGACCTTGCTCTCGGTCTTGAGCTGGCGGCGCTTGACCACCACGTCGATCAGACCGTCCTTGGTCTGCCCGATCAAGTGCTCACCAGTGAGCTTGGTCGAGACGTTGGAGACAGGGGCCGGAGCCGGAGCGGGGGTCGGAGTCGGAGCGGGGGCCTCCATGACAGCGACAGGCGCTTCGGTGGTTTTGTTGCTGGGCTTTCCGCTGGACTTGGCAGCGGCCTTCTTGCTGGCGTGCTTTTTCATGTGTTTTGATGTGTTTTGTTGTTTCGCATCGGAAGCGTCGTGCTCCTTTGCTGCTGTCATCTTAACACCCGCCAGCCATGCCGCAACATCAAAAACAACCTATTTTGTGAAACCGTTTTGCAACCGGTTGCAAGAATTAAGGCTTATGAACTAGAAACTGAAACGAGCATCCGAAACTTCCAGTTGAAAAGTCTTTCGTGACTTCGACAACTTCGCACCCTGTTTGCCTTATAATACCATGCACTTCACGCTGAGGGAGAACGTGCATTTCGATAACCTTTCTGCCCTTAGCATTGGCAAGATAGGAGGATGCGTTGAAGCTGTAACCGCGTGCATAAGTGGGCAGTTGAAATGATGCCACCCCTCCCGGCTTTAGCTTAGACAGTAGCTTCTCCAGAATGTAAGCCATGACAGGAGGTGGATTGTGCTGGAGAACAATCAACGTGAAAATTGCGTCCACCATCGGAAGTTCGTCCAGCTTTAGAATACTGGTAAGGTGCAGGGATTCGACATTATCGAGCCTGCCAGCCTGCCTATTATAATACGCATCAGCAACTCGAATATGTGCGCTTGAGATGTCCACACCATACACCTGCTCGAAATGAGGCGAGAACGCATGAGTAATCCGGCCAACTCCGCACCCGAAATCCATAACGCTGCCGCGATTGATTGAGAGTCCATTGCGTTTAGCTGACAACAAGAACGAATCGACTTGCTGAACACCAGAAGCATAGAACTCGTCCTCAGTCTTTTCGATGTTTTTCTGCTTGAACTTGGATGAGACAAGAACAGACCAATGAGGCTCGGTGTCGCCTAGATGCTTCCATGCTGTTTGCACATGGTCAAAGAGCTTAGACAATTCATCTTCGCTGACACTCACCTGCACATCAATAGGCAGATGGTCCGCTGCTGCTCCTTTGGCAAGATCAGGGTGCTTCTCCGCAAACTCTCTCGATGACAAGAACTGTCTCAACAAGTCATCGACAGTTGGTGCGTCTTCGCATTTCAGTTCGCAGACACTTTCGTTTTCAGGCTCTCTGCCAAGTAGAAGCCGATACGCCATCTTAACTGATTCGATTGTTGTTCTCATACTTCGCGGGTGTTAATGATCGAACTGAACACATTTCTGTTTCTCCGGTTTTAGTAAAAGGCAGCGCGATTCTTTCAACCGAGGGGGTTGATCTGACAGTAATGTGCGGGGATTAGCGGTTTTTTTCGCAGGGGAAAAATTGTATATGAAATTCCCCATGTAGGTGTCATTAACTGATCTTGTTTACTACTCCAGACTTTGTTGAGTGTGGATTAGTATTGAGGCAGAGAAATGTGACCTAGATGGGGATGCTTAGATTGCTGTGCTGGTAGGCTAAATAAACCTGACTAAATCTTGATCGAACCGTAGAGACTGAAAGTGGGCTTCATCCACCTTGCCAACAATGCTGATAACCAACGCCTCACCGGGTTTACCCGGTATCTTGCCTATGGCCTGCTTCGCTAACTCCAGATCACTGTAAGCCTTGACCCACTGGAATTTACCTTCCGACATTCTTCGGTAGATGTTTGCAGGCTTCTGCAAGTTGGCTTGTGCCTTCAGAGCTTGGTTTTTCGCAGCTTCAATAGAGGCCGTTGTGATAGCCCCGCTCAAGTTTCCTACTCCAGAATTTTGAGTTCTAGGTTGAGAATTTCTGCTTGGACTCCTCCAAGAAGAACGACCACCGTAAGACGAGGGTCTATTGAACGGCCTCTGATTCATGGCTCGGAAGGTAAGAAGATGTGGGTAGCGGAGTGCTCGGACTTCGCTCGTTCCGCGAACTGTCGAATGGTCTCAATCCACTCTCCAATGAATCCAGCTTCGACCTCTGGAAACTGGAAGGGAATCCCATCGGGTAGGGTTACGCCTTCGACCTGCCCGCCGTATTGCAGAATGGCCGGTCTGCCAACGTCAACGATTGAACCCATCTCACTCGTCTGGTAAAGCCGTATGCTGTCCAGCAATTCGGCAATGTCCATCGGCTTGTCTTCAATGTCCACGATGTCGTAACCGAGGGCAGAGACCACCAAAGTAAGAGCGGTGTGGCTTAATGTGAAACTGTAACGGTGAATGCGTTCATTTTTGTTCGAGAAGAAAACGGTTAGGTCCATTCCTAATTGTAGCATAGATTTTATAGCGGCGCTAGTTTTTTGTTTTGACTGGTCAAGAATGGGGTTACTCTTCCGGTTCTTCTTCCGGCGGTTCCTGCGGATCGACACCGACAGGAATCTCAGGCAGAACAGCGACAGGTGCGTGCTTAGCGATGTATTCATCCATCGGCTGCCCTTTGAATGCGTTGTGCCACGAATGGAACACAATATCCCGCCGCGCAATAGAGCTGTGACTGTAAGCGTCTTGCGTGTGCAGGTAATCGGTGACGAGGTGCGACTTGTTCAAGCAGGCTTCGGCAAACTCCCAAAGCGTGCAGCAGATCGGGGCAAAGTGCTCAATGAGTCGCACCGTGGACAGAGCGGTCATGTAATAAGCCGAGCAGAACTTCTTGCTGTGGGTGCTCTGTGACCATCCGACTTTCTGCGGCAGACCTTCTGGTTTGCCCTCATACGGGAACGAGTCATCGACAAAGCACACATCGAAGCCGGTAGGGATAGAGAGCAAGGCAGGAGTCACGTTGTCGATGTTCACAGTGTCCTCGACATAGAGACTCATCGGGGAGCCAGTGATTCGCGTTTTGCGCCACGCGATCAAATGAGCCATAGTTCGCATGATCTCGTGCTTGCGCTCGTTGTAGTTCAGAGCGAAAGAGTAGCTGTGTTCACTGATAAGGAAGGTGTCACGCATCACCTTCAATGGACATTCCAGCGCGTTAAGGAACGGTCTGACATCCACGATGTCGAAGATTGCGGACAGAGATGACCGGATGTGGTGCTGGGCGTAGTTCTGCCCAATCAATTCACCAAGCCCCAGCTTGGCATGAAGCTGCATTGCAAAAGATTCTGCATCGGGCTTGGTTTGGATGATAATAATTCGATTGAGTTTCATGTGATTAAAAGTCGTGGACGTAAATTTCAACTTCACCTGCGATCTCTTGCAGGAGGGGTTCGATCTTGTCCCAAGATGAACCAGCCAAACCGCAGCCGATACGAGGCATGTGAATCTTGGAATTGTGCTTGAGAGCTGCATTCTTGAGCTTCTTCAAGCAGCGACGAAGTGCATCATAGTCGATCTTATCCCCTCGATCAGTCACCCCCTTTTGCGCCACCATGTTAGCGACACGGAAGTCAGACTGAATTGCAACCAGTTGCAAAGTTCCGAGAATGATTGAGTCAGCACGCTTCCGGTAAGTGTGCTCGGCCTTCGGTCCAAGTGCTCGGGTGATGGCAATAACAAACCCACCACCCCAAACTCGGACATTGTTGCAGATGTGAGCAACAATCGTGTTAGGGCTGTGTAACGTCGCGTCTCCTTTGGTATAGTGTATCATAGTCTGTAATAATACGCCAAAGTTTTAGCTGGCACCAACTCTTTGTTTGGAAAGTTTCCAGAGTCCACCGGCATAGGTATATAGAGTGAATCCGGGATCAGCGATTGCCTTAGCAATAGCTCGATAGACTGGCATATCGCTGCCGCACTGCCACATGAAATCGTCGCCGTAGATTGGGACACCGGGAAAGAGAGAGTTGGCTGTGGTGATGTCATCCAAGAGACCTTGATATTGATGAGACCCATCAAGGTAGATGGCATGTGGTTTAACGCCCTTGGATTTGAGAAACTCAAGCCCAACGAGGCTCTTTGCATGAACTGGAATAATTTTCAGACGCGAATCCCAACAGTTGATACAGAACGTCTCAAACGGTGTTTCGTCGAGTTGTTGCGTTCTTTCGTCTGGACCGACAATGTGCTCCCATGTGTCAATGGCGTAAACCATTGCACACACTCCAGCTAGAAATTCAGTCACTCGTCCGATCCCTGATCCGACTTCTACGACGATTGGTTTGTCTGAAAACTGATCGAAGATCAGCTTTTGATGGTGATCGGTAAGCGTAGCGTTCATGCTAGGCATACCTTGTGGGCAGTATTGTGGGAATCCGATTATCATAGCATTTTGGTTAGGGCTGAAAACGAGAAAAGCCGGGAGTCGTGTTAGGACTCCCGGCTTTAGGGACGCGGTTTGCGTCCTCCACCATGCAGACGTTTTGGTTATGGCTATCAGTCTGCAAGAGCATAGCACAGTTTTGCAACCGGTTGCATTGGCCCACCGAGATGGACTCGAACCATCACTCGCCCCTAGAAGGTGTTTCAAGTGAGTTCGTGCTGTGAAGCGAATGGGCGACTCACTCTATTTGTGCTGTGCGACCATTAACACTACCGGTGGAGATCATAGCAGGCAGTTGGTAAGTCTGCTCCGAGCGGCTTTAGGACACTTACTGGATTCGACCATCTTGGCCGCAGCGAATCTCAATACTGCTAAACTTTTGGTCCTCGAATTTGATTAGCTATCATAACAGCCTTCGAGCGTTACTTGATGCCACAACCAGAATAAAGTTGTCGAGTTACTCTTATCGACATACCACTTTGAGAGACTCGGCAAGCCGAGAAGTGTATAGGCTGAATCGAGAGTTTGCGAATCTCTTTCCTACGTCATCCCTTTCGGGAATCTGGACGTTAAACGCAGGTCCGATCTACTTGGGAACACAGACGCCCTCTTTCGAGAACCGGCCCGTTGGATAGTCCAGTCTTTTCGGAACCCCACGCTCAGGGGTATTCTAACAGCCGAATTAGATTGCAGCCTACCTTTTAGCTACATGCCTCGAAAACGGACAGCCGAAACTGGTCGAGGTTACGATTGTGAAGTCATACGGGGTCCACGAAGGATTCATCTGCGATTGAGGTCTCTATGGGCTTCACTTTCTACTTATTAACGGAGCTACCCGTGAGCATTGCACCCGCGCTGGCTTTCGCCGCGAACCTTTTTTCCTGAGTAGTTCCAACTCGGTTCACCTTGCGGCAAATTACTGTGGACTGAATTTCTTCACCCTGCACGGTAACTGTCCAATGGGGTTTGCACCCTTTTTCTGCCGTCGGACGAGCGGCACAGAATAGCATCCTCGGGCCGTATGCCTTTACTCGATGCCTTCAAATTGGTGCAGGTCGGCTGGACTCGAACCAACGACCAACGGATTAAAGCTCCGCTGCTCTACCACTGAGCTACGCCTGCGAAATTGATCCCTCCCGCTCAGGACTGGTGCTCACGGGATGGGCGCTCATCATACGCACAAGGGATTAAAGGACAGTTTACGGTAGGGGTTGCGCCCCATAAGCACTAGGCTTGATGCGATCTCACTAGAATGCCGTTCTTTTCATCCTAAATTGGTGGAAATTAAGAAAATGTGAATGACTTGCGCTTCGCACTGTTACTAAGATAATAGGAGCAGGTTGCTTTGCAGATTCCGTGCTTTTCGCACAACTCTTTATAAGACATTCCCTGCTCTCGATCTGCTTTCAGCAAAGCAATGAACTCAGGGCTATGCTTCTGATTTCCTTTTGCTGCGTGCTCTCTGCGATCAATTTCTGGTCGATCCATTGCATTCTGCCCCTGAGTTCCAATCCCTATATTGTCGAGAGCATCGTTTAGAGAATCATCGTCAAGATGCCTTGCTACTACTCCATCGACCATATAGGAGTCACCAAACTTTTGGTAAGCTGCTAATTGGCAAACTCTCATTGGAGTTACAACCCCATTAAGTTTTCTAACACTGAACGTATAGTAACCCTCTGGGCTTTCTCTAAGAGAAAGTGGAACCCCTTTACTATTTAAGACATTACCAAGCTCAGTAACTCGATAACCTTTTTCAAAAACTGCTTTAGCAAGAGATTTAGACATGTCTTACGTTAGCAGAAACAAGTCACATGTCAAATGATTTGTTTTTTGTGGAGTGGGGGAGCCGAGGGGAGTTGAACCCCTGTCCTCTATTAGCACACTGGCAAATTCTACACATGTTTTCCACCGATTATTAAGCTGGTGGCGCGTAGCAGGTCTTCGTCTTACCTTAATAGAGGAGACACGCAAACTCCGTAAGGGCAGCTTTTCAAGCAGAAGCAGTTCAAGAGTAGGAGAACTGCCAAACCTCTTGCTTAGGCAAGCTGGAGATCAGCCTTGCGGCTTTTCGCAGCGAACTTTGCAAGCACCGCGTCGGCGTTGTCCTTGATGGACTCAGCTTGAGCGATGAGGCTGTCGATGTCAGAATCGTTGCCATTTAGTGTTTTGTCCAGATTGATAACCGAGCCAACTAGACTTCTCGGACATGCACTTACCAATTAACCAACAAAGTCGAAACCAAGACGGCCCCGAAAATTGTCTGTAACGAGTCACAGACGGCAACAAGCGGAATTCAAAGCCCCGCGTGGCGTTTACGTTGAACCGAAGAAGCGTCAGTGAGCTAACTGCTGGAATTACAACGACTGCATCCAGTCCCATGTTTCAGAATCATCACTGCCATCCACTTGCTGCCATCTATGACTAAACTTTTTGCAACCGGTTGCAAAGTTCGAGCTTCGTAAGTCTCGGCGGAAGTGTCGCAGGCTACTAGGGTCTGATGCACATTGGACTTATACTTTGACCGCTTCGCTTGTTTTATCGCTATTACGAAACCCGAACTTTGCAACCAAGGCGGGCACTCTGCTTGGCTTTTAGCTTTTCGCAGATCACGCATAAGAAACCTTGTGAGTCCGAACGCCGCTCGATGCCCATTTGGTTGCGGGAGTTGGACTCGAACCAACGACCTACTGGTTATGAGCCAGCCGAGCTACCATCTGCTCCATCCCGCAATTTGGTGGAGTAATTTATCGGTGTTTTGGGAGGACTCCTAGAAACTCCCGTTTAGTTAGCCACGAACTGCATACCCCCTTGGATTACGCAGCGATACTCATGGGGGGACTTTCCCGCTGGTTTGCTCTCGGCTGGACCATTGCTGGCCGATCAGCCTCAAGAAATTGTCGTAGAAGTTGTCAAAGAACGGAGAAACTTGTTTAGCCCCTTCGGGCTTAGTTGTCAGTCGGAGCTTTTCGTTCCTTCCTTCAACATTGTCATTATACCATAGTTTAACAAGATTGCAACCAGTTTCATCAACAATTTTTCTGATTAAAATGCCATGACACGAGTCCTGCTCTTTGGTCTGGCGCTTGTAGTTGGTCGTCGAGTGCCATCCCCCTGAACTTCCTCCTTCTTGCGCTTTGTCATACGGTATTTTTTCGGAATCACTTCCGTTGCAACAGATACGCCGTCAATCTGGTCATCATTGTTGCCATCAGGGAAGGTAGATAGCTCGTCGATGAAATCCTTGTTCCAAGGTGCTCTCACCATGACAAAGTTGCCTTTCTCAATCAAGTTGAACCACCAAGTAGCACGCAAGAGTTTACCGCACCGCTTCGGGTTCCTTTTAACGACTTTCATTCGACCAAGGAAATGCTGCTTGATTTCAGAATAGACAGCCCCGAAACCAGCAACAGCTTCGATACCTTCTCCGTGGACTCCGCGTGTGATGTCCATTTCAACGGTCCCGATCATAGTGTCCTTGAGCTTTACCCATGCCTGCCGTTTTCGGAACATTTCCACAAGGTAAAGGACTCTCTGCTCTTTGTCGAATGCGATAAGAGGGCCAGCGGTAAAGTCACCTGCTTGATCCTCTGACAAAGCCAAGTCCCACCCTCGAACCCAAATCGCTTGACCGGGATTCGGAACATCCTTGTAATCGCAATACCTGATCTTGTCAATGTCAGCCTGCCCCGAACCCGAAGACCTAGGCTGTCCCTGATACTGCGACCGCCACTCATACGACGGGATGGTAGCTTTGATGCCCTCCAAGAACTCGATGTTACGGACTTCGGGGAATGCAGCTTCTCCGATCTTTCTGCCTAGTGGGTCAGTGTTCTCGTCTTCGCAGATAGCGGGAATGTTTGTGACCTCGAAGATTTCATCCTCGATGTTAGTGACCCCGCTGGCTTTGATTTCTTCGATGTATTCGTCGCCAGTAAGATACCCGATCAAATCCTCGGGGTGCCAACGAGTAGCAATGATGAATACCGCTGCACCGGGGGATAGACGAGTTACGCAGTCAGCGAAATACCATTGCTGAACCTTCTTACGCATCGTCACCGATTCGGCTTCTTCACGACCAGCATGAGGGTCGTCAATAATGAGCCAATCAACGCGGCGTCCAGTGAGCTTTGATCCAGCGGACTTAGCAATCAGGCAGCTTCCGTTTGTGAGTTCCCATTCCTCTGCTTTGTCGGAACCATACACCTGAGTCGTATTCGGGAAGATCATTTGATACATCTTCGACGATACGATGCTCTTAACCTCCTTCGAGAACTTCGTTACAAGGGTGTGAGAGAAGCCAGTAATCGCAATGGTAATCCCCGGCCTAGCTCCGAGCATCCAAGCCACTGCGATCTTAGATAGCACCTGCGATTTACCGTGCTGAGGAGGAACCGAGACAGTCTGCTTTTTCTTGGACTTGCCTTCGTAAACAGACTGCACCCTGTTCATCAGGAAGATGTGCAGCTTGCTCCAAATGAACGCTGTGGTCACAGGCGGATAAATCAAGAGACAGAACGCAAATAGGTTCTGCCTTGCTTGCTGGATCGCATGGATCAGCTTATCCTTGTAGGCTACTTCATTCATTCGATTTCTTCTTCTTCTTCGTCATCGAATTCGTCTTCCATTTCATACCCGTTCGGGCTGGACTCCTTCACGACAGCCTCCAAGACAGGCTGGGTCAGGTGCGGATTTGCAACCGGTTGCACAATGTTCGCGGTCGAGCTTAGGATGATAGCATCCAGCACATCGGCAGGAAGCTCCTTCTGAATCTCAGACACCTTAATCGTGCTCTCAGACTCGATTGGTCCACCGTTAGCACCAGTGAGTTCGACTCGGGTAGAGAATCCGCGACCCTTGCCCTTTGTCTTGAGATAGAAGATCATCGCCGTGGTGTCCCCCTCATCGACAATCTTTTTCAGGAATCTCTGCTCAACTACGTCAAGAGTGTATTCCTGCACGCCACTGATTTGAGCAAGGAAATCAGGATCAGACTTTGCCCAACCACGAACAGTCTCATAGGAGATGTTCATGGCCTCGCATGTCATCATCATCAGACCTAGGCGGCTTTTCAGTTCGCGCACGAACGTCTCCTTTTGCAGACGAATACGCTCCGCAACGTGATCCAGTTTTTGTTCTTCTGGATTCACTGTTACCTCAAGGCGCTCTGTCCGCACGCGGCGGCGAGGTTGAACTGTGGGTGTCTCGGTCATTTGTCTCCGATTTCGATGAGTTTCAAGAACTCCATTCTGGTCTGAGCTTCTTCACGGAACAGTCCGGTCATCGAGGATGTAATCATCCACCCCCTCTTCTTGACGCCGCGATAGCACTGGCATGTGTGTCGAGCTTTTACGACAACGCCAACGCCAGCAGGCCGAACAACTTCCTGAATAGTGTCTGCGATTTGTTGTGTCAGTCGCTCTTGCACTTGAAACCGTCGAGCAAACCCTTCGGCCATGCGAGCAAACTTCGAGAGACCGACAACCTTGGAGTCGGAAGATTCAGCATTCGGGAGATAACCAATGTGGATAATCCCCTCGAATGGGAGCATGTGATGTTCGCACATACTCACAAAGTCAATTCCACCGGATAGGATGATCTGGTCGTATGGCTTGACCGTGTTATCCTCCGAGTCACTGAGTTGAAACTCTTTGCGGAGATGCTCGGCTGGGTCTTCGTCATAGCCTGCCGTCATTTCGAGCAAGGCTTTGAGAAAACGCTTTGGAGTGTCAGCCATACCCGCCCTAGGCTTTTCGCCAAGGAATGCGAGCACTTCTTCGATTTGCTTTGTTGGGAGGTTGTTTAGGTCTCTGCTCATGTGGTCAATATCCTTTGTTGATGTCGCCGCCAAGTGGAACAATAGGACGGGAGCGTGCGTCCAAGCTGTCCACTTGATACAGTTTGTGAAGCTGCCAGCCCGCTCGATACAGAGCCGGGTAACGCTTCACCGCGTTGCTGATAGTGGTAAGGACTTCCTTGTCAGCCCGCTTTGACCACTCAGGGTGCAGCCAAACAGAACAGAACTGCTTGGCCTTTTTGAAATAGTGATTGTCGAGGTATGCGTCCCATTCAGTGAACGCTTCTGGACTGTCAATGATGAGCTTGATCTCACTCGCCTTTTCCAGATTCTCGTCAAGGGGCAGGCGCTCCCGCTTAGGCGACACCGTAATGAAAGAGAAATCGCCCTTGATCTCAAAGGCTCCGCTCGTTTCGAGATGACATGGAAGAATCCTTGAAGCGTGCGATTCGTCCTGACTCTCGGACAAGCAGGCAGTCAAGTCACGGAGATCGTGAATTGTAGGCTCACCGCCAGTCACCACCACAAATTGAGCATCCGTCTCTCTGGCTGCTTTGCCGATCTCTGCGGCAGTCATCCTCGTCACGTTTGATGGGACGTATTTAGGATGCCAAGTCCCGGCAGAGTCACACCAAGGGCACTTGATGGGGCATCCATGCAGACGAACAAAAAATGCAGCACGGCCAGCGTGAATACCTTCACCCTGCCATGTGTAGAACATTTCGTTGACTGGATACGTCTTCATAAATTGTGAAATCAAGGGGTAGCTCCCCTTCCGGGGTTGGTAGAGAATATACTTCAACTTTAGTTCCTAGGCAAGCCTCTAATTGAGTTTTTGCATAGGCCAGAGGATCACTCTGAGTATTTGGCGGAGTTTTTGCTGTCTTCATAGACGACAAGCGAAACAACACGGATGCCCCGTCCAACGTCTTCACCTTCGAGCACCTGATCGCTGGCGAGGAGGGCATTGACCTGCTCGAACACGAACTGAGCAATACCTTCGCAGGATGCGTCAGGAACGACAGTAATGTCCCATGCGTCATCCCCGCCGACGCTATGAAACTGACCGACAAGCGGGTCATCGTGATTGAGAACGCAGGTGTGGTCGAAGTGCTTTTCGAGCCATGCCTTGAGCCACTTCAACCGACCAAAGTCGATTACGAATCCTTGTCCGTTGTCGCGGTCACATGCGAACTCAAAAGTGAATGTCCAGTTGTGGCCGTGGATGAATCGGCAGTGTCCGCTGTGCTTATGCTGGCGGTGGGCAAAGGGAAAGTCGGGGTAGGTCTTTGAGCAGGTTTTCATGTTGCTTGATCGGGGTATTTTGTTTGGATGAGAAGATCAATTTCGTGTTTGGCTTTTAGCAAGTCTTCGAGTCCATTCTTGCTGCCGTGTCGGCACATACGCTTAATGACACAACCCTCAAGGAAACCAATGCCGTTGAGAGTAATGAATTCGTATGGCTGGATTTTGAATTTCTTGTAGTGGTCTCCACCCACTTGAATATCGCTTGGTTTGCTCATGGCATCACAGGGTCTTTGGCTCCGTTTCTGTCGAATGCAGTTTTCCGCATGTAACAAGGTCCGCAGAATTAGAATAGATTTGCTTCATGGGGTAATTGTTCTGTTCCGCTGTGAACTTTTTTATGGCATTCTTTGCATAGGGTGATGCCATTCCATACCTCATACCTGAACAGAGGAAATACTGCCCACTCTTTAATATGATGAGCATGTAAAGAACCACCGCGAATACCGCACGAACGAATCTGACAAGTGTAATTATCGCGTTCAAATACGGCTGTCCTCCAATCGGCGTATCTGAAATCTGAATTATGTTTTTCTCTAGTGCCTTCACGCTCTGGATAAATTTTTGATCTGTGAGTTTCTTGCCTGATTCTTTTTTGTTCTTTTGCTCCTTCTCCGTAGATTTCTTCGTAAGTCTTTCCTTTTCTGTTTTGAGCTAAAGCAGCTTGTCGTCCTCTTTCGACATGCTCTGGACTTTGACCTAAAACTTTCCAAGTTTCTTTATTGGCTTCTATTCTCTTAGAAGATTCTGCATCCGCTCGATCTCCATAGATTTCTTTGTAGGTCTTGCCTTTGCGTTCAGCCATCAATCGCTTCATGCGATCACTTAGTAACTTACGATAGGCGTCTGCTTTGATTGGGTCTTTTGGGAATGGCATCGTCAACCTTACACGGAGCACACTAGAAGGTCAACGGCTTTTTATATGGGATTGGGTCTTTCACTCCGTTGCGATGAAACGCCATTTGCCGCATAAAATCAGGCCCGCATTCTCCGCAGGCAATTTCCCCGCCGCGATAGCATGACCAAGTGTGCTCGAATGGGGCACCGATCTCCAGACCGTGCTTAACGATCTCCCGTTTCGTGAAACGATCAAACGGACACTCGATTCGCACCTTTGCCTGAGTAGAGACAGCATAGGCCATGATCCCATTCAGACCTTGGGTGAATGCTTCTTCATTGTCAGGGTAGGCACCACTCTCTTCGATGTTAAGCCCAAGTGACACAATGCCGTAGCCTTCCGCCTCAGCCGTTGCCACTGCTGCCGCTACCATCAGCAAGTTCCTTGCTGGCACCCACTCAAACGCAAATTCTGCGCCTTCTACGCCCCCCGCAATCGTGCCACCCTCGCCCAAAATCGGGGAAGATGATTTGATCTGTTCATACGGGAGGGACATGAAGCGAACTTTGCAACTGGTTGCAAACTTTGTCTCAATGGCATGAGCGATCTTCTGGATACACTCAGTTTCACGGGTCTGAGCCACGCACCCGTATTTGAAGTGCAGCAAGGTGACTTCCTTTCCTTGAGCTGCGTAGTGAGCTGCGACTGCCGTAGAATCAAGTCCAGCGGATGCAATCACCATGACCTTGTTCTCGTTGTCTGGTCGGCTATCGACAGGGAGAGTGAGAAACGACCTGAGATCGACAGCAGAATACGGAGGGACTTCCACAGGAGCGATGCCGCTCAGACCAAGAAGAAGAACCTGCTCAAGCATGTATGGCATAGATGCAAACCATACCACGTTGTCCACTTCGACATAATAGAGAGGCTTGTAGTTCCTCGCTAGATACACCGTGCTTTCACTGGCACAGGCCAAAGCATAGGAACCCTTGACCTTTTTCAAGCTCTCGATGAATCTCGGGAACGTCATCGTGTCCAGCACTCGGGACAAGACCATGCTATCAATTTCCCCCGCCTCGGCACCAAGCTCCTTGTCATTGCTGATTGTCCCGTTGTGGACAACCCCGTTATACGGCTGCAATGGGCCTTGAGCGAGTTCAGTAGTTGGTGCTGCCCTTGCATTACCAAGGTAGGCAACTCTTCCGTTTCTGAGTTGAAATTTTTGATACCGGGTTCCGTCTCTCCCTCGGCTGGAAGCAGCATCCGCCAGAGATTCGACTCGATTAAGAGGAATCTTTTTGTCAGAACCGATAGCTCCAAAGATAGCGCACATGATTATAGTGAGTGGTCGATTAGCTCAGCAAGGTAAGCACCCCTGCCTAGATTAAACAGATGATGTTGATACGCGCAGGAAAGACCTGCCTTGGTAATGACGCCGGGATCGCCGTTCTGTTCATACAAGAACCACGAAGGAAGCCCACCGATGTTTCCATCAAGGTGAACATTATTCAGCACCGGAAAGCGGAGTCTGCTATTCCAAGAAGATGAGTCGCAAGACTCAAATTGGAGCGAAGTGATTAGTCCGTTGGCAGACGAACCAAGAATATGAATGAAGCAGTTAGAGTTGATAGCCCTCTTTCTGCGAGCGCACTCAGTCAGAACAAGAGATCGTGTCTTCGGTGACGCATTGACAATGTTACCGATGCAGATTCGGTCATACTGCCTGAGCAGCATTTCATAGTAATCCCATGAATCGTGCATCGGATGGAACACAGGAATAGGACGGATGCCAATGGCTTCAAGCTCTGACCGAACACGAATCTTTGTTTCCGTCCCTCCCATGTCAAGCTCGACATACCCCCACAAGCGATCACCGTATCTGCGAATCAGGTCAATGTATCTGCTCTTGAGCTTTTCGTAGCCATCGACTTGTTCAGGTTGGTATCCGAAAACCTCTTCTAGCTGGAGACCGTTCTTTCGAGCGTAGTCAGCGCAAAGCGTAAAGATGCCAGAGTCAAGAAACACGCGAACATCAGGGATAGTGAGCAGGAGTTCAATTTCATCGTTTCCTTTCTTCCCCTCGCTGATGTGGTTCACTGCAACAAGGTAACTCTTGTGTCCAGCACCAGAAACGCGAAGATGCCACTGGAGACCAGTAGCAAAGAAGTGAAGCCCTTGTAGCTCGGGGTCGAATGCTCCGCCCCCTGTTTTCTTTATAGTTTCTGGCACTGTTCGTCAGGGTGGGTGATTGCGAAATTGCTGACGATGTGCGATGCGACGAATTCGTCAGGTTGAAGCATAACAAGGATGACATCCTCGCGGTTAGTCAGAGCCATGTAAGGATCAGGACATGGAATGAAAAGAACCGTCATTCCAGTCGGCTCATTGTTGGCTCGCTGAGTTGCAAGCTCGTCCTCGAATCGGGTGGTAGTAAGGGGTCCGCAGAATAGGATGTGTCTGCCGAGAACCCACTTCTCCCCCTCTTTGACAGTAATGTTGCCAACGACGCAAGTAGCAAGCACGGCGTTCAGCTTCGTGGAGTCCCTTGGAGTTTTTTCGTCATCGGTGTCTCGTCCAGTGAGTTCGTCAGTATTGACTCCATCATTAAGGCAGACTCGATTAAACTCTTCGGTAGTGAAACCTGTCAGAGATACCTTGAAGTCAGGTATCTCATGCAAACGAAGGAAAAGCTCTCTTCGCTTATCTTGGTCATCAATACCAAGAGCCTTGTTCGCAGCAAACAAACGAGCAAGGTGCGTTTCGTTGTCGTAATCAACTTCGACGACATCGACTTCCTGAACGCCTTCGTCTTGGAAGATTTTAACTCGGTAATGCCCACCAACGAGCATACCGTTGCGTCGATTCCAGATGATAGGATCGAAGTAATCATCAAGAAGGGACTCCCGAAGTGTATTCCACTCAGGAGTCCCTTTTGGTGGGTGAATGCGCGGGTTCTCCGGGTGAAATAGGAGATCGGTCAATCGTTTCCTTACGACCTTGAGGCCAACGATTTTTGGGAAAGTTTTGACAGTATCAGTCATATTGCAACCGGTTGCAAGAATCACTTGTCGAGTTTCAGAACGACATACTGTTGCTGGGTGGCCAGCAGAGCAATGTCTTTCAGGGTGGCTTCCGTGATGCCAGCTTTCAGGGCGGCAGTATGGGTCGAGAAGATTTTTGTGAGTTCATCGACAACCACGGCACGTTTTTCAGAGCCGGACTTCTGCTTGTCAGCGATGAGGGCGGTAATCATCGGCTTGGCCTTGACAGCCATTTCGATGAGGAGTTGAGAACGCTGTTCGTTGAACACGCGCTCCCAAGACGAGAGGATAGCCCGAGCTTCGGGCCGACGAATGATGCTTCCGAGGAAGCTAAGGAACTTCTTGAACATGTGTTTGTGTGGTTAGAGTTTCAGTTTCTTGGCCCCGGCCTGTTCGTCCGAGACATTTGTATCGCGTGCCATCATAAGGCCAATGCCTTGAATGATGGCAGTGACGCCGCCGATGACCATTGTGGTGCTCATTTCGGCGTCATCAAACATGAGACCTTTCCAGAGGAGGGCAACGCCCCCAACAAGACTGGTCATGCCTGTGGTGAAAGTTCCTTTGGATTTCAATCCACCGCGCAGCTTTGCCAGCAAAGGACCGCAAAGCATAACGGCCAGCTTCATAAGCGGGGCGCTGTCTGCAATCGTGCCGCGTGCTTTCGGGATTTCCAGCGTGTAAAACTCGCCAGCGTCGTCGATCCCCTCAGCATCCTTACGGTCAAGGAAGTTCAGGAGTTCGTTCCAGAAGATAGCATCAGCGATGCCATTCACTTCGAGTCCAGCCTTTTGCTGGATAGCAAGGACAAGTTCCTCGCGGGTGTATTTGCCGGGTTCGACGCCTACCGCAAGGGATAGAGCGGTGAATGTTTCCTTGCCGGGAACGCCGTCATCTTTGACGCCAAGGCGACCCTGCACTCTTTTGATTGTCGATGTGTCTTCCATGTTTGCAACCGGTTGCAAGTTAAGGGGTGACAACTGTCCTCACACGAACTTGCGACGGTGCGGGGTCAGCCATGAGTTCTGTGTTCATCGCAGAAAGCTGCGTTTGGTATTGATTGAGCTTTGAGAGGAATGCTTCGCACTGTGCAAGGTTATCGCACACTTTGGCAATATGATCGCCAACCCGAGTGAATCCCTTTTCCAGAGTGGTCCCGGCGATAGCAGGCTCCAAGAACATTTGCCGATCAGCCTTTGCCGATGTCACCTTCGCAGGAACCAAGCTAATGAACTGAGGCACCTTCGGGAACAGAGGGGTGTAGAAGAATAGGTATTTGCCGATAAAAGCGGCAGCGGGTTTTTCGTTAGCCATAAGAGCGGTTTGTTGGATGCTTAAAGAATATAACCTCGCAGGAATAAAGTTCAAGTATTTTTATAGAAAACTTTAACAATTTGGGCAACAAAAAGCCGGGAAGGATTGTCGCCCTTCCCGGCTGATTGTTATACCGACCTGCTTACCGATTAGGCAGCGGCAGGGGCTTCGGCAGCGGCAGGAGCAGCAGCCTCAGCAGGAGCAGCAGCAGCCGTGGCCTGAGAAGCCGCAGCGAGCTGGCTCCACTCGGTCAGGATGAGCTGGAAGGCAGCATTGAGAGCGGCCTTCTCATCCTTGCGCTGCTCAGGCGACAGGCGGGCCTTGGCCTGCTCCAGAATCGCCTTGGCGGTCTCACCGTCGTTGTTGTAGAGGTTGAACGCGAAGGCGTGGCGGACACCGCGAGGATTGGTGTTGCCCTGAGAGCCAGCGTTGGTGCGGACGCTCTTGACGTGCGCCTCGACCTCGGACTTGGTGTGGTTCGCCGCGTATTCGAGCATTTCGCCCTTGTTCTCGGCGGTGACGGTGTTGAGCATGAGAACCGCTTTGGACCAGCCGATCTTGGCGATCTCTTCCTCGGTGACACCGAGGGCGCTGTATTTCTCATACATCTGGATGAGATACATCGCCTTGCGGTAGCCGCAGGAGAGGCGGGTGTTGATGTAGTTCTCGAAGCCGTCCTTGTCATCGGTGAAGAGGGGTTTGCCCTCGCCATCAGCGAGCTTGAGATACGCCTTCTCGCGGCGCACGACAGCCAGCACGCCGCCGAGGATGAACTCGTTCGTGTCGATCTGCTTGCTGAGGGTTTCAGCGGCTTCGATGGTCTTCACGGCGTCGTCGGAGACGAGAGACTTCACGGAGTCGGTGAGGACGAGAGGCTTGTTGGCTTCGGCTTCGGCAGCGGCCTTCTTGGCAGCAGCTTCGGCGTCCTTCTTGGCCTTGGCTTCGGCCTTGGCCTTGGCCTCAGCAGCCTTCTCTTCATCGGTCTTCTTGGCCTTGGCCTTCTTCTTCTCGGCGGGCGGAGCCGCTTCGGCAGGAGGGGTGTAGGACTCGACTTCATCGAAGAACACCGTGCTGGAGGTGCCGTCGGAGAGACGGACAGCTTCGTAGCTTTCGGCGCTCGGGTCGGAGCCGGGCTTTTCGAGGCGCAGGATGTCGCCTTCTTTGAAGACATCCTTGCCAGCTTCGACAGGGACGGCGTATTTGGTGAACTTCACGGTCTGGCCGACTGCGAAGACGTTCTTAGCAGCCTCGGCTGCAACTTGGGGTTGGGCGGTGTCGCTCATGGTAGTTTGATGTGTTTTGGGTTTGGGTTTGGATTGCTTTGGGATTCCCTCAGCGCATTGTCATTATACACCTAATCTGCTTTGACGCAACAAAAACTTGCAACTGGTTTCACTGATTTCTAACGCGGACACGTTCAATGCCCTTGAGGAGATCAATGTTATCTGCGAGTTTGCGTTGGCGGTTAGACCAAGTGTAACTTGAAAATTCATAGTTAAAGTAACAGAGTCCTGCTAAAGTCAAGAGAAAAGCATCACAGATATTGTCATTTTCAATAATCTGGCCATACTCTGCGGCGAACCCCTTCATCATGGCTTTGTCGGCTTTTCCGTGTCCTGCGAATGCTTTGAGTGAGCTAGGAGCACAAACCAATAGAGCGGGCTTGGACCCTCTAGGGGTGACATGATAATAGAGAGCTTGCTTCACGTTGCCACCTAGCTCCGCAAGATCGAGAACCCTGCCTTTGCCTTGCATAGCAGCACCTTCGATGATGATTGCATCGGGTTCCTCATTATCGACAACCTGCACAATCTGAGTAGTTATCATGTGGATTCTCCTTATCAACTCCCCCGGCCCCGAGAATGCCGCTTTACTGGATGAGATAAACCCGCGATTCCCTGCCGCTTCGTTTGTAGAGCAGCACCATCCGGTTTCTCTCAGTGATAAGTCTAGTCCAAGAATTTTCATCGTAGTGACATGCAGTTGACGTATAGCGGGCACTCCTTCATCTGAGTGGTAATCTTAGTGCCAGAGCACGCTTTAATCAACGGCGGGAGTGTTCCATTTCTAAGTGCCTGCCGAACAACTTCCGCTCGGCTATACCAAATGTTCATGGTAGCTCTAGCAAAGTCGTAATCGTCTGATTCAGTATCAATGCGAAATTCCTTGTAGGCGGACTTGTCAAGGACAAATTCTTTCGCAGCATACAGGACACAGATATACTTCGAGATAGGCCCGCGAATAAATTGGTTGCGTATTGCCATGTCTCGATAGGTCAGTGCTTGAGTGATGTGCTCTGGCAGTGGGGCTTCGAGATTAACGAAGTCATCTTTCTTCATTGACTTCAACTCCACGAACACAAGTCCAGTGGAGTCAACAACGGGCAAGTCAGCCGTCCCGACTATTCGCTTATCGAGGTCGTAGATTGGAGTCTCGAAGAAAATGTGGTCTTTACCGCACCGCCCGCAAGATATATCAGGGTTGAAGAATCCAACGTATCTGCTATTCTGGCACGGGCACTCCCATGTTCCATAGACCTGCTTTGCGAATCGCTTTATGAACTGAGAACGGATGTGTTGTTCGGTTGCTCTGCCTTGAACCCACGTTACTTTGGTAGATGCAGAATAGACACGCTTCAAGTAGTCGGTCTTGAATACCTTAGCCTTATGCCGCACAGCCAGAACATACGCTCTCGGACACAATGTTTTCAGGTCCGATACATGGATAAAGTGATCGTTGTGTCTTGTAGGCTCATTCGTGTCGAGATAGTCTTCGCCCATGACAACCTCATGCAGTTGACGACTGCCAAAGTCAAATGGTCGATCTTCGCTGAATGTTACCCTTTCCGTAATAGACGAGATAACAGGTTTTGCAACCGGTTGCAACTGAGCTTCGTTGGTGCTTCCAACGCTCTTGCCAATAGAAAGGATTCTGGATGCTAGTGAACTCATTTTTCGTTTAGCCGCATAGCAATCTCCTTGACGATCTCCATGAACATAATGGGCATGACACAAAACGCCGCCCCTGCTTTGCCATCTGGCCCAACCTCGACCTCGACCTGCATAATCGGAATCTCGTTAGCACCGACAGCAGCCTGTTCAAGTTTTCGGATAGCCTCACCAGTGACTCGGTATCCAGTGTCTTTGGTGTTCTTGCACTCAATCCTTACGAAGCCGGGAACACGAACATCAGCCTTCTCGGTCTTGTTTCCAGACCCGATAGTAGTCCTGCCTCCCAAGTCTTTTGCGACTCTGGATTCTTGGACTTTAGATCGGTCATGCGTGTTACCGAGACCTTGCATTCGCTTTGGTAAGTTCAGTGCCATCAGAAAGGACAGTCTATGTCTGGTTGTTCATCTTC